ACAACGAGCACAAGCAGAACTTGAGAAGAGAAAGAAAAAATAATGGCTTTAGATTATTCTAAACTAAGTGATGAAGAACTTGAAGCAATCTCTAAAAATGATTATTCAAAGTTAAGCGACACTACATTAAATGCCATTGCCAATGAACCTACTACACCAGAAAAAACTGCTACTGCTGGTGATGTAGTTCAACAAGCCGCACAGTCAATGGCACCAGCGGCCATGTATGGTGCTACTGGTCTTCCTGAACTTGCTAAAACTGCTGCCGCAGCCGCACAGCCAATGTTAGGTGTTGGTAAAGGTGTGCTACAAAGTTATGCTAAGAATCCAGCAGGTATGGTTGCTGATGCAGTATTGCTACATGGTGGCGTGCCTCCTTTGTTTGGTGGTGTTAAAACTGCTGAAGGATTGTATAACACTTATAAAGGTGCCAAAGAAGGTGCCAATATAATAGGACAAGAACTTAGTCAAGGTGCTGCCGCTACTACACCAGTAAAAGGATTACCAACAACTGAAACTATTAAACCATTTGGTGAAATGAGAACAGCGGCAGGCGCAAACAGTGAACTAGGTATGAAGTTGAAAAACTTATACGACACTGGTGGTGGTAACAATGCTGTTAAATCATTTCTAGCCAGTGCAGAAGGACAGGCAGCACAGGCAGCCAATCCACAGTTTGCACAATCAGCACAAAAATACTTACAAGCAGTTCCTGGCATAGGCACACAAGCAATGCAAGTATTAGGTCCATTGGCTAAAGGTGCAATGAAAGTTGCAGGTCCAGCAGGTATGGCATTGAATGTCTATGATGCAGGTCAAATGGCTCGTGAAACTGAATTAGGTTCTAGACTACAACAAGGTCAAGGCCAACAAGCAGAATCTGCATTTAGAAATATGAATACACAGTATGCAGGTCCAATAAGTCCTGAAGAAGCACAAAATGTTTTATCCAGTGGCAGTGCCAGAGACATAAAAGCATTTGGTGGTCGTGACAGATTAAATCTGGCTGTACGAATGCAGGCCGCTAAACGAATTATAGGACAATAAGTAAACATATGACAACAGCAGAACAACTAACCTTAGTCTTTAATAACAACTTTGTTGCTTATTTTAGAAGCCATGCGGCACATGTAAACATCACAGGCAGAAACTTTAGAAGTGATCACAAGTTACTTCAAGGTGTCTATGAACGACGCCAAGCAGAGATTGATAAGATTGGTGAGATTCTACGCACCATACAAGAGTATATGCCTTGTAATATTGTAGATGTCATTGACAATAGTACAATACCCACAGATGCCATTGAAGGCACAGCGGATGAATTGTTAGAAGCAGTAATGATGGATCTTGAACATTTGTTAGGTGACTTCAAAGAACTAATTGTTGTTGCCAGTGAAGAAGATTTAGAAGAGATCAGTAACTACGCACAAGATCAAGCATTGGACATAGAAAAGTCAATTTGGATGCTTAAATCCACATTAGAATAATAAGTCAACAGCCCATAAGCACTATCAAGAACTGGAATGATTTTGGCTGTTTCTCATCCAGGCATCAAGGAATTGGCAGGCCGGTTTGTTCAGTGCTTAACTTTTTATAAGCATAACTACCTCTAACATCATAACCATTGCGACTGTGTAGTTTTAGAAATGCAGTTTGGTCATGACGCATAGTAGTTGAGCATACAATATTCACACCAATGATTCTAGCCCAACCTTCCCACAGTGACATCATGTCCTGTATTAAACGGATTCTATCTCTGGCACTTAGTGTTAGATCCACATGAGCCATACGCACACTGACCATTTCATTGTCACTCCAAGCGGCATAGTCTTGACTTTTAGCCCAAGTATAAGCAATGAGTTTATTGTTTTTATCTCTGGCTAATTTAAGCAGTTCTGCTCTGGGATTGTAGTATTGATTAACAACAGCAAAAGTAATATGTCTACTGTAAACAATGGGTTGAGGTTGAAAGATGTTATCTATTTCAGTTTGAAAATGGCTTTCTGCCATAGCAACTATGTCGTTGATATCAGGACCCTGTGCAGTGGTCCAAGTGTATTCAATCATTTCTATTCCTTGCGTAAATGTATATTTAATCTGTATAAATAATAATATGACCAATAGCATAGAAAAAACCCAAGAAAAGACTTCACATGGCGGAGCCCGTAAAGGCGCCGGCCGACCCAAAGGTAGTAGAAACCATATTAGTATACATGACTTATTAACAAGTTTGGAAGCCAAGACTGGCGGACAGCGTTATGAAGATTTGTTAGTAGATGACTTTTTAACTGCTAGAAATGAAGGCAACAAAGATGCTGTAATCAAGTACCATCATTTAATATTGAATAAGGTAATGAACAGTTTGGCAAAGATAGAAGTCACAGACAGCGAAGATGCCATAGCAGCCAAACAAGCGGCATTTGCACAGGCATTAGCCAAGTTTACTGGAGTTAGTCCAGAACAAGATACTGAATAAAAAAAGTATAAATAAACACATGCCGTTAATTAAATCAACTTCAAAACCAGCATTCACTAAGAATGTTAAAAAAGAAATCGCTGCAGGCAAGCCTCCAAAGCAGGCCGTGGCAATCGCTTATTCAACTAAGCGAGCAGCGGCAATGAAAGCAAAAGGAAAATCAAAATGAAACACAATAGCATTACACAAAGCGATATGAACTTAGATTTCGCCGGTATGAAGGGTGATGGAGTTAATCGCGGTGCAAATAAATTCGCAGGTAATCAACACGCAGGTATTCAAAACCCAAACAAAACCATTACTGGTAAGCGTGGCCCTACAGTAGGCAACAAAAGCGATGACGACCGTAGTTATCCAGATGCCGCAGTAGTTCCAAAGTTTACTCCAGGTAAAGACATGTTCCCAGGTTCAGCCAATCCACAAGTACGCACTAGTGGCGGCGGACGCTTCCCAGGCACAAGACCATTTGATCCAGCAATGGGACAAAATTATAAAGGCAACGCAGACAAGATCAATGTAGGTCGTGGCCCAACTAAAGGAAATCAAGTATGAGAATCTCTACATCAAACCCACAAGCAAAAGCAATCAACCAAAAGCGTGGTCCTACAATGGGCAATCAAGACTTAGGTAGTAAGCGTGAAACTTTTATGAAAGAAAAAGCCACATCAGGTAATGAAAAATCAGCATTGGCTGATATGGTCACTGATGCGGTGGCTGCTCGCGGCCGTGGCATGCAAAGTTTCCGTGATCCAGCAGTTGAAGGCTTACACGCTGACACTAATGTTGGTGTAAAGAAAAACTTTACAGCCGATAGTTCTAAATTACCAAGTAAGTATAAAAAACCTGTATCTAAAGGATAAACGACAATGGCGACGATCCCTAGAAGACCAGTGGCTAAACCCGTGGCTAAACCCGTGGCTCGTCCAGCACCAGCAATGGCACCTAAGCAAGGACAGCAAAGACCAAATACAACTACATTGGCACAGCGTCAAGCAAATCAACCATTTAGATCAGCAACTAAACCTGCACAGCCAAAGATTAATCCTTTGGCACAACAACAGCCTAATCCGTTACAGCAGGCTATGTCTCCTCAACCTAGAACAGATTTGCCACCAGGCGCACAAATGAGAAAACCAATGTTAGGTGCACAGCCAACAACACCACAAGGTGGAGTATTAGTTAATGGACAGCCATTTAATCCAAAACCTGGAACTAATCAAGGTATGTTGCCGAATATAATGCCTGTAGCAGGCGGCCCTAGTAATATATATGGACAACCAGCACCACAGCCTTTCAATCCTCAGCCTAATCCAGGACAATCTCCAATGGGAGAACCAACGCTGCCATATATGAGTGGACCAAGTGGCGGCGGTTTTGGTGGTGGTAAGAGTGCAGTTGACCAACCAGCCAATTTTAATAATGGTTATCAAGTCGGTGGCGATATAAACATTGATCCAGCAACTGGACAACCTTCTCCTATTCAAAATGATTCAATGCCAATGGACTATGGTAATCAACCAAATAGTTATAATGGACAATTAGATCTAAGTGGTATGATGGGACAACAAGGACAGCAACAAGCAGTACCACAAAACATGTATGGCACACAACCTAGTGCAACACCTGGTGGTAAGAGCACAGGCTCATCAAGTAGTAACGCCAGTTATGGTGGCGGCAAGAGCCAATAATACTTTTTTAAGTATAAATAAAAACGAGACAATAGTCTTGTTATAGCATAGTAAGCAAGGGAAACAATAGTTTCTCTTGTTTATTTCAAGGAAAAGAAATGACTAAAAAAACACAATCATCTACACCCACAGATGTAACCAGCCCCTGGGGCGAAGAACCCACACAAGATGAAATATTAGATGTAGCAGAAGCAATAGCAGGTGCTCGTGTACCTAAATCTGCCAGCAATGCAGAGTATGACTTAGAAGGTCTCATGACAGACTTTCCCACAGCCCGAGAACTAGAGCGTTTTGTCTTTGATGAAACTGGCGTAGTATTAAACTTAAAAGGTCGTGCTAACAAATTAAAATATCAAACAGCCATGGATGTATTAAATGGCCTAGACATTGATCCTAAGTTAATTGGCAATGACAATCCATACATTGACCGTGCAGATATGATTCCAGTGGAACCAATGCCACCAATCCCTGCCAGAGATTCTGCATTGCCACCCGAAAGCGAATTACAAAATTACTTCTTCAGTCCATTTGTTCCGCATCCAGATCCAGACTTTAGAGCCGTTGGTAAGAAATGTCATTGCACATTCCGCAAATACAATGATGGCACAATCAGTTATGAAATCAATGGACCTTGGGAACAAAAAGAATCAGGCACTAAGATTGACAAGTATGGTCGTGAGCGTCCTGAGATTATTAAATGGATTGGTGCAGCCACTGGCGAGCAAATGGTACAGCGTGAAGATGGAACACTAACTCCAGTTGGACGCAGACTACGCACTATGATGCAGAGTATGCGTATCAATGCTGGTAACATTTGGGATACATTTGTTGACCGAGACTTTGGACAGTTTAACAATGAAGCCATTGTTGATCCATGGGGCACGGACACAAGAGTATGAACACAGATCCAACTATTAGAGATGGACATATCTTTCAAGCGCAACAAGAGCGCATTGTTAGAGATACATTGATTATGCAAAAGGTTAATAAAGCACACAGGGAAGCATTTAAACATCGCTTTCCTGGACAAGTAGAACATATACTTCGTTTAACTGCTGAAAGACTACAAGCAATGCTAACAGCCAAGCCTGATAATCTTGCTGATCCAGAAACTTGGGTGGCCACAGCCGCTGAAATTCGTGATCTAAGTGAAGCACTTTATTATCTAGCATATATCAATAATCAACATCCTGTTCCTGGAGAAGTCAGTGTTCAATCTGACGCATGATGAATCCAGTGCTATAGATGTAGGTGGAGTTTGGACTGGCGCAGACGAGTTTGAACTTCACTTTAGATTCAACGCTGATGATGAAGAAGATTTTAACATTGTCCTTATATTAACTCACAGTGAACTACAGGGATTGGTTAGATACTTAGACAGTAAACTAACTGCTAATAGATTAAGGAATATGTAATGTTAGGCAATGATGTATTAATGGCCCGTGCATTGCGTTGGGCAGTGGACAAATATGAACTGCCCTTGACAGCCTTGGCTAATCTAAGTGGTCCATTAAAAGAACAACTAATGGATCTCAGTGTCACAGTTGCTGATGACATGAAGTATAATCAACTTAAATACTTTAGACCCTTTGAACATCAAAAGAAATTCTTCTTAACTGGAGCACATGAGCGTAGAGGAATATTGGCAGCAAACAGGATTGGTAAAACAGTAAGTACCTGTTATGAAACTGCCATGCACTTAACTGGGATATATCCTGATTGGTGGCAGGGACATAGATTTACTAGTCCTATCACTGCTATGGTAGCCGGAGAAGGTTGGAGTCAGGTGGCGTTAGTATTACAAAATGAATTATTAGGAACACAGGATGTTAAAATTACCGATAATCTGGGAACTGGTGCTATACCGCGTGATTGCATTGTCACTGACACTATGCGTAATGATGGAGCCAACAATATCGGCTGTGAAATTAAGCATGTATCTGGAAGCAATAGTTATTTGTTATTTGCTAACTACACTCAGGAGGTTAGACAACTCCAAGGTTTCAAACTTAACCTAGCAGTATTTGATGAACAACCGCCCGATGACTTTTTCAGTGAGATTGTTACGCGAACTGCTACCACGCAGGGTAAAGTTCTATGTTCGTTTACACCGCTTAAAGGCCTTAACGGACTTGTAAGTAAGTTTTGGAACAAAGAACAGGGCTATGAATTTATTCGTGTTGCCTGGGACGATGTTCCTGAAATGGATCCATGGGGACTACCATTCTTATTAAATGAAACAAGACGACAATTAGAAAGAGATTACTTGCCACACGAACGAGAAGCCCGTATTGCTGGTAAACCAGTTATGGGCAAAGGCGCAGTATTCCAACTAAACAATTGGCCCACATATAAAACAGGTGAGATTGACTTTTTGCGTATGCCACGCATACAGCGTGTTATTGCCTTGGACTTGGGCCTAGTCAACGACAAAACAGTTATTAGTTTAATGTATTGGGAACCTCATGAGAAAATTGCTTATCTACATAGACAGATTGTTGTGCAGGGTATTGAAGAAGCAGTGCCCACTCAGTATATCAATCATCTCCTTCGTCCTGAAGTGTTTGGCACTCCTATTGTTTTACCTGCTGATGCAAGTACTGCTGGCAGATACACTATGAGTGCTAACAGCATTCGTGAACTATTTGAACAATACGAATTAAATGTCTATGAAAAAGCAATTATGAATCCTCCAGATAGTCAAGGTAGAACAACCAATCACAAAGCATATGGTATCAATCAAATGAGACAGATGTTAGAAGTTGGCAGTCTAATGGTCAATGAAAACTGCACACATTTCTTGAGTGAGGCAGGTAACTACTATGTAGATGAACGAGGAAGATTTAGTGATCCTGATGACTGTATTGATAGTTGTCGCTATGCTTTATTGGCTTGCCTTCAAGGTATAGCAGAACCTTGGGACAACCGCAGTCCTCAACAGCGTATGGCAGCACAACGAGATAGATACATTACCAGAGACGAAAGTAGTAAACCTGCTTGGAAGAAGACCTTCTCAGCACAGTAAGGACAAGCAATGAAGATTTTTATTAGTATAGCAAGTTATAGAGACCCGTTATTAGCAAACACAGTTAAAGATGCTTATGATAACGCATATTACAAAGATAGTTTAGCATTTGGTATAGTGGATCAAAGTTATGGCATGGAAACATTTGATCCAGGATACTTTGATTTTAAACGACAAATAAAATATATTAGAATAGAACCACATCACAGTCGTGGTGCTTGTTGGGCTAGACATCTCTGCCAAACATTATACAACGAAGAAGATTATTATTTCCAAATTGACAGTCACACAATCTTTGACAAAGACTGGGATAAAAAATTATTGGAACAACATAGACATTTAGAACAATATCATGCTTGGCCCATAATCAGCAGTTATCCATATCCATTTGAGATCATTGACAATGATTTGAATAACTTAAAGAAAAGCCCAAAGAGCAAAGATTGTATGTTGCTAGTGGTTAATCAAGAACATACATTTAAGAATAAAAAAGAACAGCATGTCAGTGCCAAAGGAACTTATTTAGACAAGCAAGAACCCTGTCACGCATTTTTAGTAGCCGGAGGTTGTTTGTTTGGACATGGACATTTAGTAGAACGAGTTCCTTATGATCCACATTTGTATTTTAGTGGAGAAGAATGTACCTATGCACTGAGATTATGGACACATGGATACAATCTATTTCATACCTGTGATTTACCTGTATATCATCAGTATGTGGGCAAGTATAGAACCAAGCATTGGGCAGACAAAATGATTGAACCACACATGCAAACAAAATGGCATGAATACAGTGATGCTGGTAAAAATCGTGCTAATCGCATAACCACTGGCCGAGAGTTGGGTATATATGGATTGGGCACTAAAAGAACATTACAACAATACACAGACTTCTGCGGTATAGATTATATCAATCAAGTGTATATTGATAAGAAGGTCACTGATTTAAGTTATAAGGATTCGTTATGAAATATACCAGAGGACCAGTAAGCACAGATAAAATGTGGAACAGGCCCACTGTGGATGCTATCCGGGCTTGGCACACGGACATGCGATTAGCCATTGAACGCAGTGGATTTACAGCATATCTAGTTGGCAGTAGTTTAACCAATATCAACTATACCAATGATGTTGATATTGTATATGTAGGTGCGTATAAACCAGATGTAATAGAACAATTATTAATCACCAGTGTAACTACAGCATTTAGACATAACATATTAATAGATGTGCGTTGGCAAAATGTCATTGAAACAGCAGAATACAAAGATGATAAGATCACAGTATTGCCCACACAGTTTGTGTTCTTAAATTACTATGAATATGACTATGGCAACGGACATAAAGTTATCAATGATTTTAGATTAAATCCAAACTATAAAGCAGTTGGTGAGAATTTAGTCTACAGTACATTTGCTCATGTAGGGCAAAGAATGAAACCACACCTGCGAGAATACATGACCAAATATGGTAAGTTTGCACACGCACGATTAGATGAATATAATAGGAAATAGCATGGAACAGAATGTAATAAACAATGAAGAATACAAACTAAAAGTTCGTAAGACTTGGGTAGCCACTTCTGATATTTGGCACATAGAATTTATAAGTCAAAGTGAAATGGAAACAAGATTTGAGATATTTCTAACTGACTTTGAACTGCAAAAGTTTAAGGATGCACTATGACACCTTTATTCATTTGTGCCATTGAAGAAAACACAATGATGTTATGTGAAAATCACGCACGAGTATTTGAAATAGCGGCAATGACAGCAATGACACCGCATACTATCTACGAATTAGATGACACAGACACTGGCTATTATTGCCATGCCTGCAACCTAAAAGAAACAATAGATGAAATGAATCGTCCACAAATTATTATGCCAGGAGAATTTTAATGAGCAAAGGCAGTAATCGTCGTAGAGAAGATGTTAAAAAGATCCGTGATAACTGGGATGCTATATTCGGTAAAAAGGACAGCAAGGAAGAAAAGCCTAAAGATCCTACGCCCAAAGATAACGCTAAATAATACATTAGTTAAGGAAAACCCATAATGTTGGAAATAAAGAATACCGTCCTTGAAGACATCAATAAAAATCGTAAAATAAACGCCAATTTTGTGCGTATGAAAAATATGATGGATACTAAGATGGCTTCTTACTTGCGTTATCTAGGCACAAAGAATGCCGTAAATAGAGCCAGTGATTATCACTATCTATGTTTAGCAGTTACAGAAAGTACTGCTCCAGTAAATGGCATTGATTATATTCACCCCAGTGTAAAGCCTGTAGTGGATTATGCCACAGCAGTTATTGCCAAAGGACTTATGCCCAATGGCGAGATTAACTTTGATTTTGTAGCAGACAATGAAGATGACGAAGTAGCGGCACGCCAAGCAACTAATATGGTTCATAAAGTTGTTAATCAAATGAATGATCCTCACTTTATTCTAGAGCGTTGGATCATGGATGCTAACATGCACAAAAATGGTATGATGATGATCAAGCCAGTGCGTGAAAACATTACTCGTTATGTAGAAACAGAAGGTACCGTAGACCAATTAAAAGCATTTGAACAACAAGCCGCTGAATCAGGACTAACAGCACTACGCCAAAGCAAACGCCAAATCAATGTTGAAATGGACAAAGTCTTGGCTGAAGTTCAAGCATTGTTAGGCGAACAACAACAAATGTTCAGCGAAGAAATGATCAGCAGTCAAGTTGAAAGTCTTAAAGCATTACCCGAAGAACAAGATCCAGAAGCAATGGCCATGGAACAAACAGAAATGGCACAGGGTCAAGTTGATGGACAAGAAGAGATTTTGCGTGATGCTATTAAACGCAACACAATCTATAAAGCCAAATATAAACTAACTGGTTATTCAATCAATGTTAAGTTCCATCCTATTGCACAACATTATTGGGTCTGTGATCCAACTGTGCCAGAGATGAAGGATCAACCATTCTGCGGATTCTATGATCCAATGACTATTCAAGAAGCCACAGAACTATATCCCGAAATTGATTTAGAAGCATTTCGCACACACGCTGAATACAATCAAAGCGGTGCTTACCAAGCAGGCTCAGTGTTAAACAATCTTGCTATTCACGCTCGTGACTCAGTGCCTATTATGGGTATTCCAGTAAGTAGTGCTGCCAGTGCAGATCCAGATAGTAGACAAGTTAGTATTGTCACAGTATGGAATAGATTTGACATTGATGGTGATGGTGAATTAGAACTTGTTGAAGTTATCTATTCAGGCAGTTATATTATCAGTGCTAGAGAAGTAGAATTTATTCCTGTGGCTAATATGTGTCCAAAACCACTACCAGGTAACTTCTATGGATTCAGTATTGCAGAGTCAGTTATTCCTATGCAAGAATATAACACATCAGCGGCTCGTGCAGAAATTCAGTTGGGCTTACTAACAGCAACTCCTCGTATTGGTGTTAAGCCAGACAGAGTTGACTTTGAAATGATGCAGGATGGCGAAAGTGCTATCTTTATTTTAGATAGTAAGTTTGATCCAGCCAAAGACATCTATCAAATTCCTCCTCCCAGTGGTAATTTACAGTTTCTAGAAGTAGCCATGGATCGTATCCAAAAAGATACTATGGCCATGGTTGGTATGACTACTCCACAGGATGTATTCAATCCAGAAGTTATGGCTGCTGGTAACAGCGGTGTTAAACTACAACTAGCACTGAGTCCAAATCAAATCATTCAAGACAACACAGTTCGCAATGCCGCAGAAGGTCTAAAAGAAGCACTATACTTGGTATGGCGTACATTGATCCAGTATGGCGATGATTATGGCGTTAAGAGATTGGCCAGTGATAGTCATCCAGACAAGCAGCCAGTGTTTTTAGATTATCTTGCTTGGGATGACATGAACTTCTGTGACCGTAAACAAATCCACTTAGAACTAAGCATTGGTATGCAAAGTGAAGAAAACGCATTGGGTCGTTTACAGATTATTCAAAAGTGTCAAACTGATTTATATCAAACAGTTCAAGGCATGGCTGGCAGTGGCACATTAACTCCAGAGATTTATAAAAAAATTAAAAAGCCATTTGCTGATACATTGTATGTGTTAGGTGTCAAAGACTGTGATACTTACTTGCCTAGTGATACTGAAATACAAGCAATGATACAAGCAGGACAAGAATCTGCTAAGAACAAAGAACCAAGTCCAAAAGACAAGCGTGATTTAGCCAGTGCAAATCTTGATGATGCAAAGGCTAGACAGATACAAATGGAAGTTGCCGGCGAAGATGCTGAAAGTCAATTAGACTTCATGAGTATGGCTGCCGGAGATCCAAAAGTTTATAGTTAACTGCTAAATAACAATATAGAATAGAATATGATAAACGAAGACACAATAGACCACTATAACAGTAGATTAACTGTAGACCTGGGTCAAATTAGTAAACTTAGTCCTAGTCAACAAGACAAGGTTAGACACTATGGTAGCCAGGCAGAGACATTATTGAAGAATAAAGAGTTAGCACTTTTTATTCATCATTTTAAGTTTAGTCTTGCAGATGAACTTGCGGCCATTCGCAGTCATACGCAGGATGACAATACTCGCAGAATTGCTATTAGCAATGAATTAGCGGGCATTGACAATTTTGTGAACAGCCTAAAGAGGGCTGTTTACTTAAAAAACCGTGTTGGTAACACTAACGAAGTGCCCAATACTTAAAAGGAAAATTAAATGGAAACAACGACAAGTCCTAACACCGATACTGGTGCGGCCACAAGTCAAAGTGCAGTTCCCAGTTTAGATGCAATAGCCGCTAAGATGACCGCCATGCGTAATCAAGTTAGCCCTACTGAACCAACTGCAACAGGAGTAGATGCGTCGGGAGATGAATCCTCGCCTGTGGCCGCCAGAGACTCTGGTGCCGAAGTTGATGATCTCAACACCGAAGAATATGACAGCGACGGTCAAGAAGCGGATGCCCAGGATGAAGATTCTGTAAGCGCCGATAGTAATGATTCTACAGCAGACGATTTAATTGATTTCGTTGAATTTGCAGAGACTAATCCCAATGCTAAATTCAAATTCATGAAGAATGGAAAAGAAGTCATAGTTGATGCTAAGAAAGCCGCAGCAATTTTAGGCCAAGGATCAGCAATACACGAAGATGCTAGACAATTAAAAGTAGAACGAGCCGAGTTTGATGAATATCTCAATGAGGTACGAAGCAAGCAAGAGGGTTTAACTTTAGCCATGGAATTTACGGTGCAGCCGAAGTTGCAAGGTGCTTATGATGAGATTTTGAAAACTCAAAACTTCCAAGCAACTTTTCAACATCAGTTAAACAACGCCAAGGATCCTGCTCAAAGAGCAAAGATTCAAGCCAGTATGCAACACAATGAGAATTACATACGCCAGCAACAACAGGTTATAAGCCAGTTACAGCCAGCAGTAGAACAATTCAAAGCAGTGAGAGCACATCAGGTCAGCGAAAGATTAACACATGCTCGTAAGAACTTTACAGACAAAGAGTTGAAAAACGAATATGTCTATAATGAAGTTCGTGATAAGATATCAAAAGTATGGCCACAAGCCAGAACTGAGATTATCCCCGGAGTTCCAAATATTGATCTTATAAGCAGTGATGAGAATTTATTGTCCCTGGTTAGAGATGGATTACGCTATAGAGATAAACCTACAACTAAGTCTGCTGGTAGTTCAATGGCAGCATTAACTCAACGCAAAGGATCCAGTAGCAATACTAAAGGTTCTAATGATAACATTGAGAAACTTCGTGAACAAGCCAATCGTGGCGATAAAAAAGCCGCGGACAATCTCTTAGTAGCACAACTCAGTAGACTTCGTGCAAACAGAGGTGGTAGATAACCATTAATAAGGAAAATATAAAATGGCCGGATTTATTTCAACTACAAACATTGGCAATGGTACTGGTGCGTTTGCAACTGACATCGTTGTCAAAGATTTGGACCTAGATGTGTCCAACCGCGTTAAGGACGACACACCTGTTTTAAACATGTGTATGTCCAAGAAGCGCAAAGTTAACAGCACACAACCATTGTGGACTGATGACATTTATCGCTTGCCAGCAGTTAATGCTGTACAAGAAGGTGCAAGTGTTAGTTCTACTTACGCAGAAGCAAATCAGCGTTACAACTTAAACAACTTCACACAGATCTTCCAAACTACAATCGGCGCAACGGGCACTGCTCGCGCTGTTATGCAGAGTGGTGGCGACCCACAAGCATATCAAGAAGTCAAGCAATTGATTGAATTGATGTTTGATGTGGAACAACAATTAGTTCGCAGTGACCAAATCGGTACACAATACAGCGGACAATCAGGTAGTGCAACTGGTAACAGCCAAACTACTGCAGGTAGCCAGAACACAAGTGGTCGTCGTATGGGTTCACTAGCAAGTTATGCTGGTACTTTGTCTTTCAACACAGTATCTGGCACAGAAGCAGGTTTAACAACTAACTACAACAACCCAAGCAGTGACTCAAGTTCTACAACATTGAGCCAGTTGTCTGGTAGCCCAAGTGGTGTTAACGCATTGTATGTTGTTGCCAACGGTAACTACTACTACACACCTAACGGTTCTGGTTTTAGCAACCAAGTTTTCAGTCCAGTATTATACAAGCAATTGGTAACTACTGCTGAACAGCGTTACAATGCTAAGATCCGCACTATGGTTGTTCCAACAAGTTTGAGAACTACTATCAGTGATAACATTGTTAGTTCTAACACTTCAGTTAATCGTCGTAATGTTGAGCGTGGTGACACGATTCAAACATACGAAGGTGACTTCAGTTACACATACGAAGTTTATGATTCTTGGATCATGGACCAGTCTGGTACAACTAACTCAATCTACTTCTTGAACGAAGATGTATTGCAGTGGGGTTCATTGCGTGACCTAGGTCCTAATAATGAAGTTTTTTCAAGCGCGGATGCGTCCTTGGATCAGTTCATCATGGAAGGTACACTAATTGTTCGTAACCCAGCAGGTGTTGGTATGTTAAACAACATCACTACTGGTAGCACAATCGTTACTACTCCTCGTAGTGCAAACCTAGTTCGTCGTGTAAACGCAGGACCTGGTTCTACTTCCTAATATTAGGTAGTAAACTACAAGAAGGGGCTTTTTGCCCCTTTTTTGTTCTTTGTTTGTTTAGATAGCATAAATAATACTATGAACGATATAAATCAACCCGAATACTTAGATGACTCAGACCCAGAAAAGAATTTAGATTACTGGCGTCAAGACCATGGTGGAACTATTACCAATCACAATGGTGTAGCAGATAGATTATTAAAAAACGATAAATTATACAACGCTATGAAAGGCGATTGGACACGCAGTGATTATAATAAGTCAGGTAATATTAAAGTTACTACAGGTCGTGAAGATGGTAAGTTTTACATTCAACGCGAACAACTAAACTTACAACCCATTATTGAGGCTGTCAAAGATTATAGAACAATGGCTGAAAAAGGTGTTGCTGATCCACTTGGTCCGTATATGCCTGATGGCACTATTGGTTGGAAGTGGATGGATTTACCTAATGTAGTTGCTATCAAAATCAGTGATGAGTATTTTGGTGGCATGCCTTGGCAAACACTTAAACATGATCGCACATTAAAAGCACAATTCTATAGAGTTGTGGAAACAGAATATCCTCAATTCGTGTGTTACCCGCATGGCAAACTACCTATTCCAGTTGATGTTCCATATCCTACAAAAGTGGGACAAAAAAGATTCTTTCAAGGACGATAAATTATGTTTGTAATACCCACAGCCGATGCTCTTGTAACATATGTTAAAGATTTTACTGGCAGTACCAATGATGAAGAAATTAAAAAGTGTATCTTCATGGCGGAACTTAGTATGCGTAATATTGAATTACCCGCACTACGCAGTGATCCTTATGCAGTAGAAAATATTGGCATAGCAGATTCAATGGGACGCATTAGTATTCCAGGTGATATGAACAAGCCCATTGTGTTCTTTAGACAAGGCAATCAAGTTACAACAACTGCCACTGCATCAGGTAATACTGGTGAATTTATAATAACATTGATATCAACTCCAGGACAAAACTTGTCCACTGGTATGATTGTTACTGGCACAGGTATTGCCACAGGAGCAACTGTTACAACCTATTTAGGCGGTAGCACAGTTGGACTAAGTTTAGCCAATACTACCACAGTCAGTGGAACAATAACATTTTCAACACCAGCAGGCGGCACTACAGGCAATGGTCCTTGGTTAGTCTATGATAGAATTGGTGATAGAGATATTATTAGTCAAGGTATGTTAGCACAACTATACATGCAACCATATAATGTTCCGCAGGTTATTCGCGGTAAGTTCAGTGAAGTATATAACAAATATCAATTCTTACCTTTAATTGGTGAAGGAACTGCTATTAACATGTATTACTACAAAGCATGGCCTTTGTTATTCAGTCCAGTAGAAGATACTGTTATTAGTGCAACTGGTACTGTTGGTAGTATATCAGGTGCAGGTCCTTGGACAGCAACTATCTCAGGTATGGTCAGTAATCAAGGATTAACTGTAGGTGATGAAATATATGCTGAAGCAGGCACAGGTAGTTTGGGCAACGGCGCAGGTGTATATACAGTAGCAAGTCTAATTGGCTCAACAGGCATTACATTTACTGCCACAGGCGGAACAACTCCCACAGCAGGCACAATTACAGATATAACACTAACTGGACAAACAGTTCAAACCAATGCAGTATTGAATACATGGGCAGAAGGTTATGTATATTCAACATTGCGTGAATACTACATCAAGCGTCACAATGAACAAGACGCTCAAATATATTCACAAAAATATGAAAATGCTTATAACATTGTTGAGGATCAAAACAATTTAGGTAAGTGGAGTGGAGGTCATACGAAACTGACTTCAGTATGGCAACCACGCATTTATCGCCAATACAATGTTAGATAAGGGAAACAACCATGCCAAGTTTATATGAAACAACACCGGAGACTGGAACAGTATCTAGTACCAACTTAACCAGTCTATATAGTAACACAAGTAATTTTACCACTGGTGTAGTCAACAGTAGTGTTTATAGTGTTAATGGTGGCACTGGTGTAATTGTAAATCCAACAACAGGTAATGTTGTTGTTAGTATTGGACAAGATGTTGCTACAAGTGCCAATGTCACATTTGCCAATGTCACTGCCACAGGCAATTTAAGTAATAATTATTTTACATTGGTTAATAGTGCTGGAACAAATGGACAAGTATTAACTACAAATGGTGCTGGTGTTACAACATGGACAACGCCCAGTAGTCTAGGTCTTGTTACTTCAATCACTGGCACAGCCAATCAGGTCATAGCCAGTAGCCCAACAGGTGCAGTTACATTAAGCACACCGCAGGATATTGCCACTACAAGTAATCCAACATTTGCTGGTGCTACATTAGGTAATGTCACAGTTGGCATTGTTGATAATAATACTATATCAACAACTAGTGGTAATTTAGTTATTGGTGATGCTACAAATACAACTGATTGGCCAGTTATTAACAGTGGCACTAATACTAATCCAGTGTTTATTCAAAGATTTACTACATCAACATCTGGTGTAGCCAGATCATTGGCATTAAATGTTCAAAGTTCAGGAACTCCTACAGTAGGTTTTGGTAATAGTTTAGAATTTCAATTAGAAGCACAACCAGGCAACACAGAACGAGCAGGTTTTGTCAGTGTAGTAAGCACAGATTTAACTGCGACCAGTGAAGACTTTAGAATGATTTTTGGTCTAATGCAAAATGGTGCTAGTGTAAACACAAAAGCAGAATTAGACAGTGCTGGTAATTTTACAGCAGATGGTCGTTTGGGTGGTGCAGCCGTTGACATTTATGATGGTTCAGGTTTTATAGGAGTGGCATTAGATGTCACTGCACCAACAACAACTTCTGCTACTACACCAAATCAAGTAGTGGCTACTGTTGGATCTATCGCAACATATCGCACAATAAAATTCATAGTGCAAGCAACCAGTGGCACAGCATATCAAAGCACTGAGATATTATTAATTCACGACGGCACTACAGCATACTTAAACACTTACAGTGATGTAAGAACTGGTGCTAATTTAACAACAACATTTGATGCAGATATTAGCGGTAGTAATATACGATTATTAGTAACACCAGTAAATGCAGTAACAACTTATAAAACAAGTATTACAGCAGTAACAGTCTAACGGGGAAAATGAACCATGACACAACGCAATTTTAGAGTTCGCAACGGACTAACAATAGATGGCACAACCAGCGGTAGTAGCAGTTTTGCTTCAACTGCCACAGGCACAGATTTAAGTTATGTGCTTCCAGGATCAGCAGGTGCTAGTAGCACAGTATTAACCAATGACGGCAGCGGTAATTTGTCTTGGGCATTACCAGGCGGTGGTGGATCAACATTTGGTAATGTCACAGTTGGTGTTGACACAGATCAAACAATTTCAACAACTTCTGGTGATTTAATATTAGATAGTGCAAGTGGAACAGTATCCATTAATGTTCCTACAATAACAACGGATGCTACTACACTAGCCTTATTCAATACAACAGCAACAACAATAAACGCATTTGGTGCGGCTACTGCAGTTAGTATTGGTGCTAACACAGGAACAACCACAATTAATAACAGTTTGGTTGCTGATGATATCAGTGTTACTACAGTAGATACTACTAATTTAGAAGTAATCAATATTAAAGCCAAAGACGGCACAGCGGCAGCAAGTATTTCTAATTCAACTGGTATTATTACTGTTAGCACACAGTTGAATGTAGATAACATTAATCTTAATACTAATACTATTACAACTTCTACTGGCAATTTAATCTTAGACAGCACCAGTGGCACAATCATATTAAACAGTAATGGCACATTGGGTGTAACATTAACTCCTATTGCAGGACAAACTCCAAATGCTGTATTCAATGGTAATATGGTCAAAGGCGTTATTCGTAATGCTACCACAGAAGCAGGCGGTGCTGTATGGAGTTATTTGGCGGGCGGTGGTGCATATTTTAAAGGTCTAAGCATTGACAATAGTGCTGATACTGGTCGTGGCAGTATAGCAGTATTACGAGCATATGGCGGCAGTAAAGCATCATTTATCAGTGAAGTGGCTGCTGGCACATTTGCAACACCAACAGCAATTACATCAGGAACATTAATAACTGAACTAGCAGGTAATGGTTATAACGGCACGGCTTTTACCGGGGATAATTTATCAAGTAATTTACCCAGTGTGAATATTAGTGCTACACAAAACTGGAGCGACTTTGTTTCAACTGGTTCAAGTATCAGCGGAACTACATTAACCATAGGCACATTAGTTTCTGGCACAGTGGCTGCAGGACAAATGATTTATGGCACTGGTGTTACTACTGCTACCAGCATTGTCAGTGGTAGTGGTAGTACTTGGACTGTGGATAAGAGTCAAACAATTGGTCCAATTCAAATTCAAGGTGGAGCCCAGGGCACTAGATTACTTGTTCGTGCTCAAAGTTCAGGCACTAGACAGTCTAGTATTATTGGACAAGGCACAGCACCGTTGAGTATTATTGATCACCAACCAACGGCAGCAACTTATATTGCAGATGCTTGGACATTTAGAAGTCGTCCAGTAAACACAGGCGGAACTAACACTACATTATTAACTTTGGATGCCACAGGCAACGCTGTATTAACTGGTGACTTGGCAGTTAATGGTGGTGATATTACTACTACACAAACAACTGCCACAGTATTCAATACCACAGCAACAACTTTGAATGTTGGTCAAGCAGCCACCGCTGTTAGTTTGGGTGCTACTACAGGCACAGCCACAGTTCGTAATGCATTAAATGTAAGAAGCGGCATATCATATAGTATGTTATCCACAACTGCTGTTGCTGGTGGCAGTGGTGAAAATAATGTAGTTATAAGTAAAACTGACTCTGGTAGCAGTGCCGCATTGGCCATTATTAACTTTGTCACACAACGAAGCACAGCAGGCACATATAGTCCAACATTAAGTGGTGATATTCTTGGACAATTCAAATTCAATGGTAATGTCAGTTCTACTACTACACCAAGTTTTGGTGGTGGACCAGCAGGTAGTGTTTTAGTATCCGCAACAGAAAATTGGGCAGTAGGTGCTATTGGTAGTAAAATTGTATTCCAAGCAACAAAGAATGGCACAACTGCTCCAGCAGATGTTATTAGTATTAGTCCAAATAGTGGAACTATTAAAACTGATCTACTTACAATCAACGACAGTGCCAATGTAAACTTAATTGGTAATAACATTACTTACAACAGAGTTTATGGACAATGGCAGAATTTAAACACAGTTACACCAGCAGGCTCACTTACTGCTTATGCGTTTGCACTGCCAACTCAAGACTTTGCTAATATTGCCACAGTGGGTAGCACTAGCCGTATTATTCCAGGTGCGGCTGGTATGTATAAACTACAGTTCAGTGTTCAAGTTCAAAATGATGACACTGCTGATGAACATGTTGCTTATCTTTGGTGGAGAAAAAATGGCACTGATGTTCCGGGCAGTATGGGCAGAGTTGGTGTTTTCAAGGCTAAAGGTGCTGTTAATGGTTTGACTATTGCTGGTTGGGACAATATGATATCTAGTGCCAACACTACAGATTATTGGGAATTAATGTATGCTGTGGATGACGCCACTCATGTTAATTTTCCAGCATTTGCAGCCACAGCATTTGGACCAGCAACTTCTAGTTTATTTGTCACATTAGTGCCAGTAGGAGCATAACTTGGAATTCACACTAAAACAATTATCGTGGATTGTTATAGGTAGCCTGGGCATTGGTGGCACTGGCTATCTATCATTGAATGAAAAGATTGATGCTTTAGATAAGAAGACTGCCGTTATTCACACTAACACAGAACATCAAACTAAAGCATTGGAACGCATTGAAACTAAACTTAACAGCAAATAACAACAGATAACAGCAGTTAAATAGGTGATGCCAAACCCACAAGCAAAATTCATGTATTGGAGTTATGGTCCTGAGTATCAAGGCGCTCGGGATTTACCAGACCCAAGACTTACACTAGCCCGCCACATAGGTTGGAAAAAGGTTCACAGTGAAGACACTGAATACCCCACACCTGAACCCGATAATTACAATCGTGCTGTTTACTCATCTACTCCCGTTGATTGTTCAATTATAGAAGACCAAGTTATCTACAAGTACAAAGACGCATGGATCACACTTTTGTATGTGCCCAGTGAAGATACCGCACAAGTTGATAGTTGGATATTTCAATGTAAACCTAAAGCAGTTTGGTGTCATCTCAAAGCACCAAAGATAAAACAACAAAGACAAATGCTGTGGACAAGACACAACATCAGTGACACTAATCAAACTGACAATGAACGACTGTACACCATGGGATACTTTGAGGCACTTAAAGTTAAATACTTTAACGATGACACGGAATATGTTGATTCGTTATTGGGAACAGCAAGAGCCATTCTCAATGATCCAATTCCAGAGGAATTGGATGAGGTAGATGATTATTATTAATCACTGCCTTTAGTTAATATTACTGCAAACTTTCGGTCCTAGTTGGGTGAATACTTCTAGGACCTTTTTTTACGACTAAAGTATTAGACTATATTTTAGTAGTATATCAACTGAAGTAGTATATAGACCACTGAACCAGGCAAATTAGGCTGAAATAAGGTTTTCGTGTTAAAAACAACACTTTTTTCGCTGTTTGCGGCATCGCTGTGGCTGGTTTTTTATATTGGCCTAAATTAAGTTTGATGTTATACTTACTACTTCAACAACGCTTTAAGGAGCACAAAATGACAGATAGAGACGCACTCAAACAAGCCCAATCAATGTTCAATTATTCGGCTCAATTGGTCCGTGTAATTACAATGAAACACGGTGCACCTTGTGAAGAGTATTACCAAGAATTGGATCTTCGTTGGAAGCCTGCTTATGAACGGGCTTTGGCATTCCGCGACGAGCACGGCTTTAGCAAGCACGAAGTTCGTTAATTGACTTAAATTGAATTCGGTGTTATAATATTCATATAGACAGTAAAAAGCACTTCGCAGAATAAGCCTGTCTAACTAATCAGGAGATTAAAAATGGCTATTACATACTACACATTTGACCTTACCAACGATACCAAAAATATTATTCACGATGGACTTTGGGAGTTGGTTAAAGCAGGTTCAAAAACACACGACATTCCCAGTCGGTTTTTTAATGGACTAGGTAAAGAAGGTAATAAATTAGAAGTTAGTATCAACGAAACTTACATTCACGGTAAGAAGACTTATACTGGCAAAGAGTTCGTTGATGCCTTTGACCTCTTTAGTCGTCGCCGTATGAAGTTTCAACGCAAAGTTGAACTTACAGCACAACTTAAGATTGTTGATTGGATTCACGATAAGTTGTTAGACTCTACCAAATTGACAGCAACTTTCTATGTCAATCACACAGAACTTACTTCTGGTGTTATGGGTGTTAAGTTATTTGATTGGTCTAATGCTGATAGTGTGGTTGAGTTAGAGCACCCAGTTGATGTGCCCGAAGAAGAAATGAAGATGTGTGCGGCATTGGTCTATAGAATGGGCAAAGAAGTTGCAGTTGCCAACAAAAAGCAGTTAGATGAATTGAACGCCATCTTTGCCAAAGTAAAGATTTAATATGAACGACAATTGCCTAACACAGATACGAGAAATGTATCAACTATACACCAATTTGGAGATTGCTGAGGCTATTCGTGTGGTACGAGCAGAACTTACAGCCGAAGAGAATAGACATGAACTACAGGTTGAGATATTAAAGAAACAACAACAATTGGAATTATTAAAATGAGCAAATACAC